ATTATTACCTAACAATATCCCATCTAGAGATGATGCGTAAAATCTTAGGCAATGATGGAACTTTTAACGTTATAAATAATAAGTATTTGAACATCTCACCAACTCCTACACAATTTTTGGATGAGGTGCTAGTGGAGTTTAAGGCGATTGATTCGTCTACACTACACCCGTATTTTGTTAACTGGATACAGAAATATTCCTTGGCGATTTCCAAGGTTATTCTGGGCCAGATTCGCGGTAAGTATCAGATGTTACCATCTCCCGGTGGAGGCGCTCAGTTGAATGGCGAATCTTTGATACAACAAGGAAATGAAGAACAAGAAAAGCTTGTTCAGGACTTGTTAACCGAAATTGAAGAGCCGCCCGCATTTAGCACCTTCTGATGGAGCCTGATATTTACAACAGAATCGGTAAGCTAGAAGATAGTATTACGGAGGTAAAGGTTGAGTTAGCTCAGACCTATAAGGATTTAATTAATCATCATAAAATGGATGAGATTAATTCTAAGCATTACAAAGAAGAACTGGCAGTAATTAAGGAAGCCACTAAAGATAAAAATGCTGGTAAGAGTAGGTTTGATAAATGGGTGGGAGAGGTATTCACCCCCCAAACAATAGCCATTATTCTGACTATAGTAGCCGCAATCGTTGGAGCTAAAATCTAATGACTGATAGGAAACAGTTTAGAACTAGTGACCACAAGATTGTAGGAGACACTTCTACGGAGTTTAGTGATTTACTAAATCTATATGATTTAGATAATCCTGATATCCAACTCTTCAATCTTATTGACGATGAGCTTATCCGAATATCGGGTTCTAAAATCTTCCTTTACAAGTTCTTTAGGCGGCGGGGGCTTGTAGATGATGTCTATGGGGAGGCTTCCCAAAAGGCAATTTCAAACACGCCTATTGTATTACAAGGGCACTACGAGCCACAGGCACTGGAAGAGAATTTAACTGAGTTTGGTATTGAGGTTCAAAGCGAGCAGTTGTTTACTTTTAATAAAAACTATATTGAAAAAGTTGTGGGTCGTCCTTTGATTGCAGGCGATGTTTTACAACCAGATTTCCAAAACCTAAAGTATGAGATTTTTGAGGTCCAAGAAGACCAGTTTGATGTTTATGGCGTTTACCATTTAACTTGCGCTGCTAGAGTCCTGCGCGACGATGAGGATATTACCCGGACGGATGAAACGTTCCCACAGGATGAGGTGTACTAATGGGCGCGGGCGCAATGTGGACTATTGATGATATTAGACGGGAGCTTCTTGCACTTAACGATACGGCGAGCTATCAGAAGCCCGATTTCTATCGAAAGTTTACGAGCCGTTTAAAAGAGCTTTTAGGAGGGTTTAAAGTTCTCAAAGGGGACGACACCCTTAGAGAGGTTGATATCATTTATGCAAACCCTGAAAGGGCTGTAGCCAAGATTTCGGAATCTAAGACTACAAATCTCCCTCTACTCTCTTTACAGTTTGATGGTGTTGAAGTTGATATGAAGAGACGGAGACCCATGGAGGCTATCGTAGAGAAGCGTTTTTGGGACAGTGATAAGCAGAGGGCAGTTAGGTACATGGCTTTAGCTCCTGTGGCCGCTAACTTAGGGTTTGTGGTTAATATATGGGGAAAGTACGTTGAAGAGGTTAATCAGCTTACTGAGCAGATTTTGTTGAAGTTTAGGCCAAATCTTCCTATAGATATTAGACCCGATGAGGTGTATCAAGCGTTTGTTAAAGACGTGTCGGAAACCTCTAATTTAGAAGCAGCAGACCGTCAGGACCGAGTCGTTAAGAGAAACGTCCGCTTTGAGGTCCAATCGTACATCCCCAGTAAAGTGTTTAGGTTCACAAATACAGGGGAAATACAAACCATGCATTACGAGGCTTACACCGAAGAGGTGTCAGGATTTCAAACGTTGGAGAGCTTTTTAGCGGGTGGCGGTGCAGCCTTCGCTTTAAACGAGATTCCAAACAGAGGAGCGGGTATAACAACTATTCCCGGTTCTTAACAAATTAAAAAAAAACTACTGGTCTTAGCCTATAGACTGTCTAAATACAGTAGAGGAGAAAAACTACTTTGTCTAATTTCAAAAAAATCAAAAACACTACACATCAGAGCCTTGAGGTTATCACTAGAATGCCCTCTGGACAGTATGACCATATTTGGTTAGCCTCAAAAAAGTCTGTGATTGTTCCTACGGAATCTCTCACAGACATGATTCACGTTGCCGTAAAAAGGCAAATGCTCAAAATCACAAACGCCTAATACAGGAGAAACACTCAAATGCCCGCTTATGTAAGTCCCGGAGTTTATGTCATTGAAAAGGATTGGTCCGATTACTCACCGTCCCTCAATGCAACTAATATCGGTGTCATGGGTTTTGCCTCACAAGGACCTGTAGGCAAAGCAACCCTCGTCACAAATGCAGACCAACTAATTTCAGAATTCGGTCGTCCCGATGATGCTGAAGGAGGTTTTGGTCTTATCGGTGCGTATCATATTCTTGACCGCACAAACACAGTTTACTTCACCCGTGTCGCAACCGACTCGGCTGAGGTAGCAGATGTCGCCAACCTCATTGGGACAGTCCCTCACGTCGAGACGACTCTTATTGATAAAGATACGTACCACCTCTTTATGGTGGCCGTGTCAGGTTCGCAGGGGTCAGACAAAACTCCAGACCAGCTAATCTTTAATGTGGCTCCAGCCTCTGCTAACGCCGCCACTCCCGGTGGCGCTGACGCTGTGGCGCTAGAAGTTAACAGGCGTACAACTACAGACTCTGCTGTATCTTTCGACAAGGACACCAGCGCTAAGGGTCATTGGGTTGGGACATACGCAGGCGCAAGCGCTCACGTACAAGTTTGGGGTTGGAGTTCTACTACGGCGTTCCCGACAATTCCTATTGGAACTGTCGCTGGTGCTGGCGGAGACATTAACAGCCTATCAGGCGGCAACGCCGCTCTGAATGACCTTACTGGCAACATGTTAGGCGTTCCCAACAATGGTATAGCCAATATTGCGGCGGCTCTTGGAGCCACAGCTTCTGGTCTTACAATGGTCGCTGCTTCTGCGGCTGGGGGTGCTTATGTTACTAGGAGTTTATACCCCGGCGCAGGATACAATTACTCCTCCGTTGTAGAGACCTACGGACCTAAGATTACTGGCCTACAGGCACTATGGTCTTCCAAGCAAGGTGCTGGTTCGGTTTTCCAACTCACTAAGAGTGGAGGGACCGAGGAGAGTGCAGACGTTCAAATGGTCACTAATACTACGGGAGTTGATTTAAGCCCTGAAAAGGTTATTAACAACACCTCAGACGAAACAAACAAAACTTCTGATTACATCATTGGTGAGTTTGCTGTTGACGTTTCTAGTAGAGACGATGTCGCATGGACGTTGCCCACCTCTTGGGGTGGAGCGATGGTTGGTGCTGGGTCAGGAGTCTGGTTGACCGCAAGCTCGACCTCGGTCGCGAATACAGTTACGCCCTACACCAGCATCACTTATGTTAAGCTTCTAGACGCGCCCGCCGCTTCTGCGAATGACTTTGCGGGAGGCAACAACGGTGACCTTTCAGGTTCTAAGAGCTTCTCTAACGCTGATGTAAAAGCTGCTGTTATCGGAAATGCTGTAGATGGAAACGGCGTTTACTCTTACTTGAAAGAGGACGTTGATATTTCTATCTTGGCAGTCCCCGGTTGCACGGAGCAAAATATTGTAAACAACTGCATTTCGATTGCACAAGACTCTCAAGAGTTCTTGTTCGTGACGAACCCGCCTGTTGGTATCGACTCGCCACAGAACGCGATTGCGTGGTCTAACGGTGTTGCTGAAGGTCGTACAGCCGCTCTTAACAGTTCCTACGCTTGCGTATACTGGCCTTGGGTGAAGCTGTTTAACTCCTTTACGCAAGTCGATGAGTATATTTCCCCGGACATCTTCGCTATTCGCCAGATGGCCTTTACTGATTCTACATTCGATGCTTGGTTTGCTCCTGCGGGTCTTGTTCGCGGACGGCTTACTAAGCCTGTTGATGTTGAGTTGGTTCTTACTCAAGGTGACCGAGACGCTCTTTATGGTCCCGGAAACATTATTAATCCTGTTCAAAAGTTCCTTACAGAAGGTATTGTCCTTTGGGGCCAGCGCACCGCGCAGAGAACAGCAACTGCTCTTGACCGAATCAATGTTCGTCGCTTGATGATTATCATTCGTAAGATGCTCCTCGCTTCGACACGGCAGTTCGTGTTTGAGCCCAACGATGCCGCTACTTGGAAGCGGATTACCAACGCTGTTGAACCTATGATGGCCGACATTAAGAGTCGTCGAGGCGTAACAGATTTCAAGGTTATATGTGATAGTAGCACTAACACTCCCATTCGGATTGACCGAAGCGAGCTTTGGTGTAAGGTAATCCTCCAGCCCACCAAGGCTGCTGAAGTTATCGTCTTTGAGCTAAACCTGACAAGCGCAACATTGGGACTTGACCTACCTACCGCTTAATGCTATATAATTTAGGAGAAAACAACTCAAATGGTTAACGTTGATTTATCAGACTTTTTTGGCGAAACAGGGCGTGTCCTTGATGTCGCTGGCGCAACGGCAGGAACTGAACTGTTCCACCGTTACGATTCATACCGCACTTACGGATGGCTAGTCCGAATTAATGGTGTGGGGGGTGTGGTCGGGAGTATCCTCGCTAATACAGGTTTAAGTGACCCTGATAATGTTCTTACCCTAGCGGCCAAGCAAGTTGGCCAAATTGGGTATAACGTTGAAGACATCATGGTTGACCGTGTTAACGATAAGTTTTACTACCCCGGTCGTCCCGCAACCGAAGAGACGGTTATTACTTTTGATAACCTTCTTAAGGGAGATGCTGCTAAGGCGCTCTTTAACTGGATGCGGACTACTTATGACCCCATTACAGGAACTCACTCAACTTCCGTTATTTCGAATATCGCTGGTCAAGCCATTCAAGGCGGCGGCGGATTCAAGCGGCAGGTTGATGTTGTGCTTCTAGACAACACTCGTAAGCCACAGTGGGTTGCTCGCCTTTATGGGTGCTACCCGAAGAACTGGCGCTTAGCTGAGTTCAACTACGGCTCCAATGAATTCCACTCTATTGAAGTCACATTACGTTATGATATGGTCGGTTACTTCAGAAACGGCGACAGCGCCTTCGAAGATATTCTTGCTCCTCTCGGCTAGTAATTTATAACTTACCGTAGCAAAGGATAGCTCCTAAATATACTAGGAGCTATCCTTTTATAATGTCTGTAAGCATCTTCGAAAAACTCCTTGGGTCTTACTCAGGGATGCGTAAACGAACTTGGTCCCCTATAGTGATTGAGTCCACTGAGGCGGGCCAAGTGAAGTCTTGGAAAGCCAAGTTTTCTTCTAAGGCTACTGATAACGCTACCAAAAAGGGCGAGTATGAAGCCGCTAAAACTAACATAACGAAAGTTCTTAATTCCCCCCCAAGCGGAGATAAGGACGAGGTTATCCGCCAGCAGTTAGCCTCACAGTCGTATGGAATGGCGGTATTAGGTAAAAGTACGATATATGTAAGTACCTACCAAGGTATTCAGGCGTTTGGACCAGCTAAGTCGGGCGCTGTAATCACAGCACTAGACGAACTAATCCGAGGTCTTGGGGAAGAGGAGGCTGAAAAGTCAACAACAGAGAAGGCTGGCGACAAGGCTGTACAAGACTCGGAAGAAAAGACAGAGGAAGATGCCCCCAAGTTCGACCCTGTTAAGTTTAGTGAGGAAGAGAAGACCGCTGCGGAAACTTCTTTTGAGAAGCTTATGGGTATGCCGAAGGATGCGGTTCAGATGATGCTGCTTAAGCTTGAGAAGTGCATCAATACTCCTTCTAAGAGTACTAAGCTAGGTCAGTTGTTTGATTCAATAGGGTCTGACAATCCAACGCTTGAACAAAAGTCAAAAGAACAGCTTGCGCAATTAACGGGTCATCTTTTTTCTATCACTGCCCTTATAGATACAGACGAGAAAACAGGCAGGAAGTTTCTTCGCGGTCCCCTCAGCCCCGCCCAAACAGCGGCACTTAAGGTGATGACCGTTCGAAATAAGGGTGATATTTATTTTGGTCGCCCTGAAAGGTCCGTCCCCGGGTATGAAGACCTACAACAGCAAGCGAGTCAAGGGGATGCTAATTATGGGTTTCATTTAGGCAAATCTTTGAATCAGCTTGGTCCCTTTCTAAAAGGTGTACGTCTTATAACAGATGAGGATACACCTGAAACTATGTCTGATGAGGAGTTTGCTAAACTCCCTCAAGCGTTCCAGTCTTCGAAAGCAGGAGGAAGCGGCACTAATGATGCTACAGGAAAACTAACAGAATACTTCTGGGAGTTAGGGTTTGCTATCCAGTCAGGGGATAAAAACGCTGTCGGTATCGCAAGGCAGAAAGTTAAGAAAGGCTTAAAGGCTTTAGCTGCTTTACCAGAGGACCTTAATTCTTTAGAATGCCCTTTAACTAACCAGAACATGGATATCTTGGAAGATATCCTTGAGGAAGTTGAATTAGCAGGAGGCATTCCTCAGTTTGCCAAAAACCTCGTAAGAGAAGTTGGTTTGTCTGTAGAGTCTTTTCAAACAGCTTTAAACATTCAACCGCAGGATGTGGTTTTAGTGGACTCCCCCGCTCAAGAGAGCAAGATGGGAGAACGCCCAGACGTTATAGCCTTCATATCTCCAGCAGCGAACATAAATGTGGCGGCTTTGCAGGTTGGGTCCAGTCCCGTTAAGTTGCATGTAGTTCAGCCCAAAGGCACTTTCGATGAGGACGGCAAGCGACTTACTGGAAGCGATGTTGATGACCGTCTTATAGCTAAGCATGGAGATTCTATTATAGGCACTACCATGCTTAATACGAGTATCAAACATAAAAAGAGAAAGGGGGGTACTACGAGGTGTGGTTCCTTTGCTTTCCAAAACATGGTTGAGCCCAGTACCCCAGAAGCTCCCAGCGATTATGATGTGTTGCACACTGCGGAAACAGACAGGATGGTAGCGGCTGGGCTTATGACCGTAAAGCAACAGCAAGCATGTAGGAAGGCGCTCAAAGCCGACCGCCGTCACCACGCTGCTGTTACAAGAAGGCTAAGAGCTATGACTAAGAATAACAGAGCAGATGTTATAAGTTTCTTAAGGTCAACTTCTCTTACAGGGTCGTTTACTGTTGAGGGTCGGCAAAAGTACGAAGATGAAGCGAATTCTATTGCTGATGGGTTAAAGTCAAAGGACCCTGAAGTCCAACGTGTAGCTGAAATTAGAGTTCAGCAATTAGCTCGTATGCGTAGGCAGGCTGGTCTTTCGTCAGGTTCCGAGTTGGCGAGAGCGAGCGCCTTGAATGATGCTATTGGCTCTTTTGCTGCTGAGGTGGAGGAACCCATTTATATGGACTCCCCTCAAGAGTTGAGAGTAACTACAAATCGTCAGGTTATGGATGAAGTGGCTAGAGCATGCTGGGATGAAGATGGCGAGGTACAAGTTACCCCCGCTAGAACTACTATAAGGTCCGGGGATGGTAGTAGTATGTTTGGATTGCGCAGGGTTGCTCGTAAGGGCAAGAACCCGGGGTATGAGTTTGAGATGTTCCCTGCGGGAGAGGCTGTTAGCACTAAGCCTGTAGCTAAAGCCACCCCTAAGAAGAAGCCTGCTAAGAAGAAGCCTGCTAAGAAGAAGGCTACTAAGAAGAAGAAGTGAACCAGTAGCTCTCAGGAAGCGCTAGAACGTCTTTAAGCAGGTAGCAGTAGTATTTGCCGTGGACACAGATAAAGTCCTTTAGAGCGCCTAAGGGAGCGCCTACAACGACAATCTCCTTGCGTCTGTTCTTCTTGTAGATAACCATCCATTCTCGCCCTCCTGCCTTCTTGGCATCTTGCTTGGCTTGCTCTATGAATTTGTAGAAATCCGATTTAGTCTTGAACATGTCGTCAAGCTCCAAATCGTATCCATTTTTACACTCTATAGTATATCGAAAATTTTGTGGCGTTATCAGGTCTCCATGGACTATAAGATGTTGTGGAAGTTGGTGGGTTGACCCAAAAGCTCCACTCCCCGGGGTTCTACAAAACTCGGTGGTGTTAAAGCGCTCATTTAGCATATGGGCAATTTTCCTTTCGAAAGTAGAGCCCTTTCTTTTACTGTTAACCCTTGGCTTACGGCCAAATTCTCCGTCGTTCAATATTTTTTTAAGGTTCGACATATTCTATGAAAGTCCAAAAAAAACAATTTAGTCTAAATACTAATAATTGGGTCTTCAAATTCAGGTCCGAAGGTAGACGAATGAAAATTTACATTAAACTCACTAAAGAAGAATCGTCCAAATGGAACTCTATTAAGGGTGCCGTGATGGGTAATGAGGGAAAGATGGACGATGGCGATTTCGCCAAAGTAATGCTTTTCCGTGGTCTCAACGGTTTTATGGATGACCTCAACAAAGCTATGGATGAAATGTCCGAGGAAGAGAAGGCAGAAATTCTCAAAGAAGCTGGCGCTGTTGACGATGAAGTAACACTAGACATCCCTGTAGCAGAAGACGAGGATAATGAGAACTCTGAAATTTCTGGCTGAGAGCGACGAAAAGCTTATTAATAAGCTAATCCGCGAAAAGAAGTCTTCCTCGTTCATCATCTTTTACCACTCTGAGTGGGATGTATGGTCGAACAATATTCTGGACCTAGCGACATCTTGGGCGCAAAAGGAGGGGAATGAGATATGCTACGTAGTTTCTAGCTGGGAACTGCCACACGTATTCTCTGCTTTTGGAGTTACTAGTGCCCCCTCATTGGTCAAGGTGGACCGAGGCACTGTTAAGGTCTTTATCGAGTTCCCTAAGGTCTACGACTTCTTCTCCCCTAAAAAGAAGGGCAAGAGGAAGGGTCAACGGCAGAGTGCGTAATGGGAGCCTCTCCTGTTAGTAACTCCCTGTAGTCCTGAAGCTTCTTGTTATACTTCTTATCTTTAGTGTATAGAAGCTTCAGGTTGTTTACGATAACGGTGGTGAAATAATTGAAAGCCGACCCACTCTTGGGCTTAAAGTTCTTTAATGTCTTGAACGCCAGCATGAAACATTCTTGCTTCGCATCATCAGGGTCCACACGGAATTTGAAAGACATTAAAATGTTAGTAATTAACAAATCTAATAGACAGACTAACTCAGCTTCGTATTCTTGTTCGTTATCCAAATATCCTAGGATTACTTGCTCAAATCTTTTGTTGTCGATGTAATGCCCTTTTTTTCTTCCCATAACGTGTTATAGCACATGAACATAGACGAAATTATAAAAAGTTTTGAATTAACTGAAAATACCCATCAAGAAGAGGTTGGGTCGGAGCCAATTGTCTTGATTCACGACTCCTGTGTTACACAACGAGGAGAGGTTTTTTCCTTTCGTGATGATGAGTATTCCATTTTAACACAACTACTTAGCAAAACTAGGCTACCCACTGATAAGTATCAATTTGTGGCGGCTATCCAGCAGTTAGGCGTGAGTGAGAAAGATGTAACAACTGAGATTATTCAAGCTAACAGGCAACCGTTAGAGGACAAAATAAAATTAATCCGCCCAAAACTTATTTTTGTTTTGGGTAATCTAGCGATGAAGACTCTTCTTCGTAAGTCTGGGATTGGCAATAAGCGTGGCAAGGAGTTCTGGATTACTATAGACTCATCTACGGAAATTCCAGTGGTCCCCGTGTATCACCCCTTTTCGTTGCATGCGGAGCCCAAACTTAGGTCTTTGTTTATACAAGACATCAACAATGCGTATGATAAGTTTGTTCTCAATAAGAACAAGTTGGCTGACTCTACTTACGTGCTTTGTAATGACGTAGACACAGCCTTGGAACAATTAGAAAATGTTAAGCAGGATACAGTTATTTCATGCGATATCGAGACGACTGGGCTTGATTTTAAAAAGGATAAGATTACAAGCATTGGTTTTTCTACTGGGGAACGAGAAGCTTTTGTTATTCCTGTCTACCATCGCGAATCCGAATTATCAGCCGACGATTTGGAGAGGGTTTGTGGTGCTATACGTAATATCATGTCAGATAGTTCAATTGGCAAGGTGTTTCATAACTGCAAATTTGACCTAAAGTTCCTTAGGAATTGGGGTATTTCAGCCTTTAATAACATACACGACACGCAGATAATGCACTCCCTAGTGAACGAGAACAAGCCCCACGGTTTAATGGACATTGTAAAGGAGTATTGGCCGAGGGAGCTTGAGGAGTTCTAATGAAAAAAAGAATACACATCAACCAACACAAAATTCGTGCGAATAAGAAGCATGGTACGAACGAACCCGTAATTACGGTAAAAACATATAAATCTAATGAGTATGGGCATGAGGTCCATATTCTTGGAGAAAGTAAAGTAGTATACTCCCCTAACAAACCCTTATCTTGTGGTGCGAGAGTGTGGATAGAAACAGATGCCGAAGTGGAGATAAAATAAGGACTAATATGAAGATTTACACAAGTTTAGAACTACATGACCCCGATGTGGAGGTTTCTCTGCAACAAAAGCACCTCGACGCGATAAACTACCTCCTAGAATCCAATATAAGGCACGAAAGAACAACATTGGCTGTACACCACCAATATTTAGAAAACGCGAGAGAAGTGATTCTGAGGGCTCTCAAGGTAGATGCGCCGAATCACCCTCTTACAGGTCTTATGGGGCGGGTTGCTGTGCCTGACGAAGAATGCTAACTAGAAAAAACATATTAGGAGACGGTATTGGCGAAATTCAGATTGTCGGGGTACTAGGAAATGATTTAACCATTGTTAATGCCGCTAGGCTGTCCTTCGCTTCTGAGTCGGAGGTTATCTCCCAGAAGGACGAGAAGCTTATTAACTACTTAGCAAAAAATAAACATACGTCCCCCTTCCGACATTGCTTTGTTGCTTTTCGCATCAAGGCTCCTGAGATGGTTATGCGTCAATGGTATAAACATATAATTGGATGCTCTTGGCTTGCCCCGGAGTTTCAAAATCATGGGTGGAACGAAGTCTCTGGTAGGTACGTAGAAATAGAGCCTGAGTTTTATATCCCTACGACTTGGCGTAAGCAGTCTAAGGATAATAAGCAAGCCAGCCAAGGGGCGCATAAGGCGGTCGCCGCAAGAGCCTGTAATGATGCGTATAAAGATGCTTTGAAAGAGTGTTGCAATACGTATGAGTTAATGATAAAGTTAGGGACTGCTAAAGAACAAGCGCGTATGGTATTACCCCTCTCGCTGTATACTGAGGTTATGTGGACTGCTTCCCTACAAGCGTTATTTAATTTTGTTTCCCTGCGAGACCATGAGCATGCCCAACAAGAGATTCGTGACTATGCGAAAGTTGTAGATGTTGTATGCTCGGAACTTTATCCCATTTCGTGGAAGGCGCTAAAGGAGCATGAGACCTTATGATTGACCCCCAAGGACAAAAAGCAGCCACTAATGGCGCACAGTTTGAAGATATTATTGAAGAGGCTGTTTGTGGTATTCTTAGAATAAAAAGCCAAAAGTGGTCCCCTCAACAGTCTGTGATTGCTAAGAATATGAACATCTTATGGAAGAATGTGCCGTATGTAAGCATTTACGGTACTAACTGTAGGAGTGAGTTTGTATTGAATTACAATGGCCGTAAGGTTAGAATTGAGTGCAAGTATCAAGAGGCGGCAGGAAGTGTCGATGAGAAGCTACCCTACCTTATGATGAATTTTACCCGAGAAGTTCCTGAGGATGAGACTATTATAATTATAGAGGGTGACGGTTTCCGTGACGGTGCTGTTAGCTGGCTCAGAGAGTCTTGTTTAGAAACAAAATGTAAGGTTTTTAACGCTACTCAATTTCTCTTTTACTTGAACTCATTTAATGCTAACTGTAAACAAGAACAAAACTAAAGACGAAGACTTTTGGGCTAACATGCCTTTAGACGACCTCGCGTTTGGTAACGCAATGGATTGTGATTTTACCTTACGGGCATTTCATGTGCTTCAACAAGAGATGAAGGAGTCACAGGTTAACTTTGTTTACGACAACCTCCTTAAAGATATTTTAGTTATCTTGGGGATGGTTGAAAACAAAGGCATTAAGGTTGATTCTGAGTATCTAACGACTCTCGATGCCCAACTGAAGGTTGAGTTAGAGGCTCTCTATGAGACGTTACAGGACCTGTCCCCCGTGGACTCCGACGAGGATATTAACCCAAACTCTATCCCAGCTATGGGGGGTATTCTGT